TTGGTGATGGCAAGAACGCCCGTGATGTCAGCAGTGGAAATGTCAAGCTGATCCCACGAAGCATTCGTGCCATCGGTCTTCAGGTACTTGCCCGACTGAGCAGACTGCGTAGGCAGCAGCGCATTAAGCGCAGAGTTGGCCGTGGTTTGACCCGTGCCGCCGTTAGCAATCGGCAGCGTGCCGGTAATGTCGGCAGTCGAGATGTCGAGTTGATCCCACGCGGAATTCGTGCCGTCTGTCTTGAGGTACTTGCCTGCGTTGCCGGTTTGCGAGGGAGCAAGAGCGTTGAAAGCTGCATTGGCCGTGGTCTGCCCGGTGCCGCCTTCAGAAATCTGCACTTGGTCGCCGGTCAGGGCAAACGTGCCCGAGGCTGACAAGTTGGTGAACGCGCCCGTCGAAGGGGTCGTGTTTCCAACAGGCGTGTTATTGACCGTCAGGCCGGTGAGGTTCGAGGTGTACTGAGGGGCAGAAGCGCCCGCAACGACAACCTGATTGGCCGTGCCGATGGGCAGGAAGGTCGTGGTATTTGGTGCGCTTTGGTAGGGAAGTGCGCCGGTCGTGCCACCCAACAGGAAAGCCGCGCCGCCCGTGACCACCAAAGGCCCGAGCGTTTCGGTCGTCCCATCGGTGTAGGTGACGATGAGGAAGTATTGCCCGCTTACCTCGGTGTAAGTGATGTTTGAAATGCCGCGACCCTGACGGCCCTGATCGACATCAATGACGATGGTGTTGGGATTTTCGACAAAGACTTGCATGATCAGACCTTAATCACTCCATCGGAGCGCACGAGGAAGAAAAGGAAGATGACCCAATCCTGAGCCGGGTTTGTGCCCTGCACCGGAATGGAAATCTTGATGCGACCCGTGAAAGCCACGGGGTCGTTGGCGTTGATTGACAGTTCAGGATCGCTGTTGATCAGACTCCAAGTAGAGTCATCAATCACAAGCGTGAACGAGCCGTTAGCCGCGACGAAGTTGGTGATCGTCAGGTTGACCGGCGTTGGCGTTGGGGTGTAGTCCCCCACATCAAAAGACAGCCCGTTGCGGGTGTCTATCAGGTTGGTCACCGTTCGTCGAACGATAGACGCAGCAATCGTGGCACCCGTTAGATCAACGATGGTGCCGCAATTTTTAAGCTGAAGGTTCCAATAAGTTTTTTGGTTCCAAACCAACTCACCCGATAGCAGGGCGTTGTCGAACCCGCTGACTTGGGTGATGACGTTCTTATTGAACTTGGGCATTTTGCTTCCCTACGCGGGGAAGCGCATTGACACTCATGGTTTCCCCTGACTCGGGTTGTGACGCTCCCCGCTGACTCGCAGGGCTACGAAGTGTGTCTTGTCTTGCCAAATTTTAGGGTAGCTTTGCCTTTAAGTCAGCAACTTCTTGTGAAAGTTCTTGGATTGCTTTGATCAATGGAGCAATGAATTCGCTGTAGCGCAAACCCTGAATGCTGTTGGGATCGTCCTTGTCTGCCAACACCCATCCCGCAAAGCTATCCACGCCAAGCTGATCTAGGGTCGCCTTGACCTGTTGGGCACTCAAGCCGTGGAAGGTACGCACACCCTCCCGAGCCGGTTCGATTTCCCGTTCGCCCGTCAGGTTGCCTTCATCGTCGAAGACGTTTTCCTTGACCGCGGCCTGCGCCACCTTCCACTTGTATTGGATGGTTTGCAGCTTGTTGATGAAGTTAAGCCCGAGAGGGTTGTCACCAAGGATGTTCTTTTCCCGTTCGTCTGAGGTGTTAACCGATCCGCTGACCGCGTACACATCCACGAATCGGAAGGATGCCGCGCCCAAGGTCATTGAGTTGTCTACCTCGGGACGAAGGAAAGCATCCTCCACCCGAGCGCGTGCCGTTGCCTTGGTGCCAAGCAGGACAGCCTTGGGGTTAGCTGACCCTGACGCACCTGAGATTAGATAAAGCGCATCGTTGCCGTCTGTGTAGATATAAGCGCCAAGACCGCCGGTTGAGTTTTGCCACCTTAGCTCATTGGCTTGTGGCATTTGAATGCCGGTGGTGTAGATGCCTCGGGAAATGCTATTCGTCGTTACAAAATAGCCACCCCAAGCCGTACCCGACCCGCTTGTTGAGTAGCCATAAACCGCAGCACCAAACGCGGTGATTGCTTCAACGGCACGGTCGGTCACGACATTTACCGTGATGCCGCGAGAATCGCCATTGCCTTGGATGGCAAGAGCAGGGCCACCCGACGATGGGCCACCGCCCGGAGGTGTGTAAATTGAGATGCCGCAGCCGTTGGTCGCGGTGCGCGACATCCGAACCGTGATGCCGGTCTGATTGCTGTTGGCCTGCTCTACAAAGACAGCCGTGTTGGGATTGAATCCGCTAGGTGCTGCGGGAGTCCAATTTCCTTGGAAAGTGGCCGTGCCGCCAATCGTTAGATTACTGTTGCCAGTTAGGTTAAGTGAAGAACCATCCCAAAGCAAAGCCGCAGACGATGAGCCAATAGAAAACTTGTATGCGCTTCCGCTATAGCCGAGGAAAAATCCTGTGCCGGTGTTGTAGTCGGTCTGCCCGCCTTGGATGTTACCGGTGCTGCTGACCGTCAGGGTGTTCTGAATAGTCAGCGCACCCGTGTTGACCGTGATGGCCGACAGCGTGCCAACCTTCAGACTTGAGATGTAAGGCGTAGACCACACCGTGTTTCCGGTTGTCGGGTCGTAGATGCCGTCCGATTGATACAGGGAATCAGTGCTAGACGGGTTGGGGTCTGAAGCGCCCCACGTTGCAGCAAATCCCCAAGTCGCAAGTGATTGGGCACTGCTTGGGAATGACGCAGACCCGGTGGTGGTAATGTTCCCGGCAACGGGCGCGGGATTGCTAGGCACTCGCGCAAAACAGATGCGTGCGCTTGATCCCGCCGATCCCGTTGGGCCTGTGTTACCGGCATACCCCGCCGCGATGATGCTTGCGGTTGTCCAATTGATTGTGGTTGTCGTGGCCGTGCCTGCATCAATCAAAGATACAGACGCTTCCCAAAGCGTGAAGCCTGCGCTTGGCGATGTTGTGATTGAGCTAGACCACCCCGCAGGGTTGGGCGTAAATGTTCCGGTAGACCATGTGTACGTCGAGGTTCCCGTTGGGCCTGCCGGAATGGTTGCAGCCCATTGATAAACAGAAGCCTTTGCCGTTTTATTTCCGGTCGGCCCCGTTGGGCCTGTCGGCCCGGTCGGGCCTGTTGCTCCGTTTGTTGACTGCGCGTAGACGCTAAAGCCCGAAGTCCAACTGATCGTAGTGGTTGAGACAGCGCCCGGCTCAGAGACTTCCTTTGCCGCGACCCACAGAGAGAAGCCTGCCGTGCCGGGGTTGGCCGGGATGATCGTCTGCCACCCGTTGCCCCCGGTGTAGCCTGAGTTTGTCGCCGTCGCCCATGTAAAAGTGCTAGTGCCCGACGGGTTGCCGGGTTGAGTAAGCGCCCACTGATAGAGATACGCAATCGCAGTCTTGACGCCCGAAGGTGAGACAGGTGCCCACACAAACGCCGATGAAACCGTCGAAAGCTGCGAGGTGGCTACGTCGTTTGCGACCTTGAACGCAAAGTAGTAGGTTGCCGCAGGAAGCGAAACATTGGTGAACTTGAACGCAAGCGAAGGCGCAAAGGTCTGCGAGTTGGCTGAGTACTCCGTGCCCCACACCTTCCAATCGGAAGCCGAAGGCGTCGCGGAGGTTGTATAGAAAAGCGTGATGCTTGTGACGCGGCCTGAGCTTGGCACGTTGCAAGTGACGCTGAACGAGGGAACCGCAGCCGAAGGCAGTTGATCGCTGACAGTGGGGGCGGCAAGAGCAGAGAAGAAATACGCAGAGGAAAGCCCGCTGTTAGGCGACGGTGAGAATTGCGTAATGTTCTGATCGTCGTATACGTCGGCGTTGTACTCGGTGCATTCAATCTGTGCGCCAAGGTTGCCATCGGGTAGGGTTGTTTCGCTGACCTTGATGGCGCGGAACAGCTTATTCGTCCAACCGTAGTCGCTGTTTGTGATGCTGATGACATCACCCGCGTCCACCTGAATGCCGGGGTATGCGGTCGAGAAAGTGACAATCAAGTCCTCACGCGCCTGCTCAAGCATCCGATTGGCGATGTACTGCGCTTGTACCGAGTCGTTAATCAGGTCGAACGTCACTGTGGCTTTGTTGGCCGGTTCGTTCGCGTACATCAGGACACTTGGCGTTTCCAAGAAAATCAGGTTCGGCTGATCCTTGTTGCCCTTCCACGGGAATGTGGCTTCGACTTGGTTAATGCTCTGCGTGATGTCGGAGATGCTTACCCGCAGTTCGCCAATGATGTTGGAGTCATCAAACGAAAAGGATGAAGACTCTGCCTTGTTGATCACAGGCATCCACTGACCCGTGGTTTCTTGGTACGCAAGCCAAGAATCGCAAGCCGTGAGAATGCGGTCGATGTTGCTTAGGACGTTCTCGCCAGTGTTCAGCACACCGTTGATCCGATACCGAGCTTGAGTAGTAGACCCGCCCGTGTAGGGGATATATGTGATCAGTTGATCAGAGTAGGTGTTCAGCGCCCCGCAAGCCGTGGTGTTGATGTTGCCGATGGGAACCGCGCAGCCATACACATCCGACTTTAAATAGTCCTCAAGCACATCACCGGGGCGTGCCGCGCCTGCGCTTTTGAGGTAATGCGAAACCTTGAAGGTCAGGGGCTGAAGTCCCGTCGTGCCTGCTTCGCTGTTGTAGGTGAGCTTGACGATGGCAAATGCCAAGCCGTTCATCTGTCGGTTGGTTGCAGGCCACCGCAAGCTAGGCGTGATGTCGGAACCACCCATCACCACACTCGGGGAAGAGCCGGTCACGTTGACAATCGTGCCCGCCGCGTTGGAGGTGTAGAGGTTGATGTAGAGATTGCCCGAAATCTTCGTATCTACGTTGCCCGCGCCGTCGGTCAGGGCTACGACTTTGGTGGGGTCGGTGCCGTCAAAAGTTATTGCACGGTCGCCGTAATAGAACTGATTTTCTAAGGTTACAGGATCGGTTCTGCGGAAGAAAAACTGACCATCAGGCGAGATGTTGCTGACCACTAAGACGTAATACATCGTCTTGTTGTCGGTGGAAAGCACCGCATCGACGAACGTGCCACCTAGCCACGCATCACCATAGACAACCGGAATCGGGTTGTTTGCGCTTGGGGGGATTTGCTGCCGTGAGCCGGGATCGACTTGGTTGGGTGCCCTGTTAGTCCCGAATGTGCGGGTCACGACATAGGACAAGGCATAGTTAGCCGCGAAAGCTATTGCAATATATGGGAGGGTTCCTGCCGCAGCCGCACCCAACACGGCGGTAGCAATCATTGTTCCGACCATTTTTTATTCCTTGCAGTACGTCGAGTCGATCTTTTTAAAGCCTCGGCTTTCAAGATCAATCTTAGGGCTTTGGGGCATCAGCGAAATGATGACAACCTCGGCCCGTTCCTGATCAATCAATTCTTGTGCTTTCTTGTTGTAGGCCAAAAACAATTTGCCGCCAATCGTTGTGTTCCTATGTTCGGGCGCGACCCACCAAGCTAGTTCCCTGACTTCGTTAACCTCGGGGCACCACACATTCGGCACCACGATCCCTGCCGCCATCCCGCGATATTCGTTGTCCACCAAGACAAAGCCGCGACCAATGATGAGCGAGGAAAGCAGGCCGCGTATGTGTTGCTCGTCGTGTAGTTTCTTGTCTCTTAGCTTGATGATCGGGGACTCTGCCGCATAT